CAACCCTTGGAGGTCTTTTGATCTCTGGTTTGCCTAAGTTGTTGGAGTTCTTCCAAGACAAGGCAGACAAGAAACATGAATTGGCTTTGGCTGAGATGCAGACCATTCGGGAGAAAGAGTTAACTGCCATGGGGTTTGCGGCACAGGCCAAGGTGGAGGAGATTCGGGCTGATCAGATTGCCATGCAGACTGATGCCCAGATGACTACTGCGGCTTATGAGCATGATACCAAGGTGCTGGAGAAGGCCGCTGGCTGGGCTTCTACCTATGTGGCGACTGTGCGTCCTACGGTGACCTATTTGTTTGTTCTGGAGTTGATTGCGATTAATCTGTGGTTGACCTACTATTTGTTTGCTCACCCCAATCTGGTATCGACTGTGGATGATGTGATCAAATATGCAGATATCATTTTTAGCCCTGATGAGATGTCAATGCTTGGCGGTATCATTGGGTTCTGGTTTGGAAGCCGCAACTGGAGTAAGAAATGAGCGATGAATTTGACACATTGGCTTGGATTGCATTTGGTTGTGTTTGTTACTTTCTCGGTGCTTTGTACGGCCTATGAGAACTTCTGAAAAAGGCATCCACTTGATGCACACATTTGAGGGCTATCGTGATAGACCTTATCAATGTAGTGCAAGGATTTGGACGGTGGGGTATGGTCATGCTATGTATGCTGACCAACTCCGCTTGCCAAATGCTCGTGTGGGCAACTATTCGGGGATGATCAGAGATGAATATCCACTTAAACCGCAGGATAACCGTGTCTGGAGCAAACCAGAACTGGAAACTTTATTCAAAGATGACCTCGTTTCTTTTGAACGTGGTGTTCTTCGTCTTGCTCCCAATCTCGATGGTCGTCAAGCAAAATTTGATGCTTGTGTATGCCTGTCCTACAACATTGGCCTGGGAAACTTCCAAAGATCTGGAATTCGCCAAAAGATTCTGCGAGGGGATTGGGAAAACGCCGCTGAGGGTTTTCTTGACTGGTCAAAGGCAGGAGGCAAGGTATTGAAGGGCTTGCTCAGACGCAGGGAAGCAGAGAAGGCGTTGTTTCTAAGCGACAAAGAAGATTAAAAAAAGTGTCTAAATGCCTGATTTCTATGACTTCCTCTTTAAGATTGTCACAGAAGAAGTGTGTAATGACGACATGAAGATCAGGCGGGTAAACATCAAAGATCCTGGCATTCTTGTGCAGTTGCATGAGTTGCAGAAGTCTTGTTTGCCTTATGACAGACCTTACCCAATCAATGATGGTTACTGGTGGATTGCTTATGAGGGTGATGAGCCTGTTGGTTTTGGTGGCGTTGTTCAGTCTGTTCGGTGGTCTGACTGTGGTTATTTGTGCCGATCAGGAGTTGTGCCGTACTTTAGGGGAAGAGGCATTCAGAAGAAGCTGATCAAGGTTCGTATTGCTCATGCCAAGGCGATTGGGTGGAATTGGTTGGTGACTGATACGACAGACAATCCAGCGAGTGCAAATTCATTGATTTCATGCGGGTTTAAGATCTTTGAGCCTAGCAAGAAATGGGCGTTCAAACACAGTGTTTACTGGCGAAAGAGGTTGTGATGGCTGTTCAAAAGGTAACTGACAAAGAGTTCATTGAAATCTTCCAGACAAGTAAATCCTACAGAGAGGCGGCTCAGAGGATGGGGATTGAAGAGAGATCCATGATGAAGCGCAGGAGAGGAATTGAACTCAAGTACAAGATTGCTTTAGAAACTGTTGAGACAGCCAAGAATTCAATTCAAAGACGACCGCACTTGCAGACTGCTCATTTGCACGTTCCGAGGCTTAATTTGGGGGTTGAAAATGGCACGGTTTTGGTCTTCTCAGATGCTCACTTCTATCCAGGTCTTCATTCGTCAGTCTATAAGGGTCTACTTTGGGCCATTAAAGAGCTTGCTCCAGTTGCTGTTATTGCAAATGGCGATGTATTTGATGGTGCGACTATCTCGCGTCACCCCCGTATTGGTTGGGATAGTCACCCATCGGTGGTTGAGGAGCTTAAGGCTTGCGAGATTGCAATGGGGGAGATTGAAGAGGCGGCAAAAAAGGCGAGACACAATGCCAAGCTGATTTGGCCTCTTGGAAACCACGATGCTAGGTTTGAGAACTTCCTAGCCGCCAATGCGCCTCAGTACGAACACGTTAAGGGGTTTAGCCTTAAAGACCATTTCCCTGCTTGGACTCCGTGCTGGTCTTGCTGGGTGAACGATGAAACGGTGGTTAAACACCGATTTAAGGGTGGAATCCATGCTGTCCACAACAATACCCTCTGGAGCGGCAAAAACATGGTTACAGGCCATTTGCACAGCCTCAGGGTATCTCCCATTACCGACTACAACGGAGTGCGCTACGGGGTCGATTCTGGCACTTTGGCAGACATTGATGGCCCACAGTTCAGGGACTACTTGGAAGAAAACCCGACCAACTGGCGGTCGGGGTTTGTTGTCCTAACCTTTTATAACGGTAAGTTATTGATGCCAGAACTTGTTATGAAATTCAATAATGAAGCTATCGAGTTTCGTGGTCAAGTGATTCAACTGCCCAATTGAGATAGACCTGGGCTTTTTTGAGGTCTTCTAAGCCATTCTTATGTGAGTATCTACTTACATACTTGATGACATTGCCGATGCAGTAAGCCTGGAAGTGGTCACCTCCCAACTTGGCCCTGATGTAGTCGATGGTTTCGATGCCGCCTGTTGTGTAGTGTTTGGGTTGGTTTACTGGATCACTCATTGTTTGTCTCCATGTCAAAAAACTCATCAAACTGTTCCCAAATAGCCATTTCAATCCTATCCAGTATTTGCTCTTTTGTCGGGGTTTCTGTGTGTTTGTGAGCACGTTCCCAACCCACATGAAGTGCTGTTGTGATGCACTGATCTAGTATGACGGTGAATTTAGGTTTCATGTGTTCTCCTCTGGCAGTGAACAGGTATGCACATCCCAGGCATTCTTCCCTGCCCTCTTGCCACACCGAGGACAAAAGTTGCGCTCTTCTAGGGGCTGTGCCAATGCTTCTTTGACTGCATCACGGGCTTCTTGCCACTTCATCAGGCTTGATCGGTCTTCCAACGCCTCAAGCGACAGCTTCAATGCTTCACGTTCCTTGGTCATTCTTCAACTCCGAAGTGTTTCTTGATCAAATCAGCAGATTTGTACGGCTCTGCCGTATCCGCAATCTCAGCGCACCTATTGGCGACTACCTGTGCAAAGCGTTCAAGGCGAATGACTATCTGTGCAAAGCGTTCAAGGCGAATGAAAAATGGGTCGTCAAGATGATCAGTTTCATGGCCCATTGTCCATCCAGCATCAGCCGCCATTTGAATGATGTCTGCTTTCATGATCGATTCCAACTTGTTTTGACTCCACTCTTTCGGTAGAAGTTGATCAGATAGTCAATGAGTTGAACATAGGTGAAAACCACACCTGTCTCACTCTCCACCTGTCTCTTGATGGCATCAATGTTGTCATTGATACTTACCGTGATCCTTTTCTTACTCATTGTCATCAATCCTTGTCAAAACAAACATGAAACATACAAATGCCCCAACAACAGCAAAAATGCACAAAACAATTGCCAGAAAGATAAATAGTGCTTCAATCACAATTGCTTCTCCACAATAGACCATTCACGCTCTTTGCGTTTGGCGTTGGACATAGCAAAGCCGCCTGTGAGCATCACAAGACCAATCTTTTGCATCTCTGGAAGTCTCCTGGCTACTTGAGAAGAATCAAGCCCAGTCTTGTTTGCAATCCCATCTTTACCCATCGGGCCATATTTGGCTAGGGCAAAGTGAATCTTTGCAAAGTGTTTGTCAGCCAATTCTTGCGCTTGTTCAGCCGCATCATGGCTAGTTTGAGGATCAGTCTTGCGTGACCGAAAGAAATTAAAAACCATCATCATCAACTCCTATTAAATTTTGGGCTACTTGCTTACGCTTTCACCCATGAACATCAGAACGGAACGTCTTCTTGATCAATTTCCTCTTTAGTCTTTCCATGACCATAAGGAATGGTTTTTTTCTCTTGCAACGGCTCTTTGGGGTTCATTGCCAAAGACATGAACTTGCCACTCTTGCCTTCCTTGATCCATGCTGACAGCCAGTAGTCCTTGCCGCCAACAGTGATGTTCCCCTTGTAGTCGGGGTGCTTTGGTTCTTCCTTCTTGTCGTTCTTGAATAGAACTCCAGAATTGTCACGCTTTTCTTCCATGTCAAATTTCCTTTAGTTTGTCTAGTTTGTCTTCAAGTTCAGCCAAGAACTTGATCACCTCTTTTTCGAGTTCTGCAATGAGTGCATCATCGCGCTCGACACGCCTAACGAACAGTCTTAGATGTTCTGGCATCCGTGAATCGTAACTCACAAAGTCGCACCATTTCCTGCCCGTACAGGCCATTTGCCACTGCATCTGAGTCACATAGTCACCAGGAACTTTCTTGGTGATCAATGTCTCTAGGTGCGTATGGCTCATTGGATTCTTGATTTCCACCTGCCCATCCTTGTCCACAAGCCCGTCAGGGCTGGCAGAAGACATAGGGATGGACGGATGATCAAAAGATCCACATTCATCAACCAGAACATTTGCCGTGGCCTCGTATGCGGCTCTAGCAAACTGTTCTTGTTCAATCCCCCGCTCCATTGCTGGATTGGTGTATGACTCAGTTGGTTCGCCCGTAATACGCTCAATTAGCAACTGCGCCATGTACTTTGCACGAGAGGTCGAATAGCCCGATTTCGTCTTGGCAATGACATCAGCTACCCTCGATGCCGTTACCTTGCCCAAACGGGCTTTAAACCACTCTGGTGAGCCTTGTTCCATGTCTGCCTCAGATCGGTTTAAGGTTGATTGAAGGACGAGGCCACAAAGGAATGGATGTTTTGAATGCGCCCATCTTTTTGAAATCTTCCTCGGTGTAGAGGACATTGACCAACTCATCGTAGGTCAGACCCTCCAACTCCATGCCTGGGGCGACATAGTAGCTAGGCATTGAGTAGTGCGGCAGAAAGACAATGTTGCCCTTCTTAAAGACCGTTTGCATGACAGTGCGTTCTTTATCCATTTCAGCCTCCAATCTTTTTCTTCATGCCATCTTTGGCGGCAATGATTCGTTTTTGAGCATCCTGATCGGTCTTGCACTCTTTGAGAGCCATGCCATAGTTGATTTTCAGGTCTTCTAGGCTTGTTGCCTCTTCAATGAAAGCCACAAGATCGGTGACTTTGGATTCTGGCAACTTGAACTCAGGTTCGGCACTGCCTGTCGTAGCGTCTAGCGCATCGTGCTCAACAATGTGAAGCACCTGAACCCACAGATAGCGTGAAATGTAGGTCTGGACTGCGCCCAGGTTCTGCACAGGATGACAGCCTTTGAGAGAGGCTTCTGACATGGGGCTACTGAAGACCACAATCTCGTCTGGTTTATCCACATTGACCACAATGAACTCGGCAATGTCTTTGCCAAATCGGATGATCGATGTGAGGCCAACTTCATTGAAGATTTCCAATGCTGGAATCACAAAGTCAGACAGCTCGAAATAAGCATATCCAGCAAACTTGTTCAGGCCCGACTTCTTGAGCGCCTTTTTGTGGAACTTGGCACGAGCCTCGTTCAATTTTTGGTAAACATTCATTCTCAACTCCTGTTAAATCATGCGGCTTTGTTAGCCTCGTTTTGAATCCATTGTTGCAAACAGTAAACACTGTCATTCATGTTTGCGATTTCTTCCTGATAGCCTATCCAGCGTTTGTTCAAGCACATCAAGTGCAGTGATTCCAACCGCTTCCTCATGTCGAGAATCATCTCGCTGTAATCCCCGACTGGGAACTTTTCCTGTGACATCTTTGAATCTCCTTGAAATGTCGGTTTGTGCAGAATTTGTATATACAAAGTTTGGATCAGTGATCCGCAGACTTGGGTAGCAAACCCTTGCTGTTGATGATGGACTCAACGATTTCAGATTGCGTGTCATCGTCAAAGTCTTTGAGTTTGAGGAAGTGGCTTTCTCCACAGCATGAGTCTTTGCTTCCTCGTGGGTGACAGCAGAACATACAGAATTGGTCATCACTGTGTTCCTCCAAAAGAGCGTCCAAGTTCGTCTTGATCCTCATCTTTAGTCCTCCGATTGATCATTTTTTCAACACGTTCACGATAGTCTCGCAAGTAATCGATGCGCTCATCACCCTGGTCTACCCAGGGAGTGCGAACCTCATCGTAGACCCGCAATTCTGCCACTCGCAGGGCTTTGAGTTCAATGCGGGATTTCACCAATTGCATCACGCCACGCCAATCAGAGTTGCGAACTGCTTCAGCCAATGCTGGGCAATCACAAATGGCATCAGCAATGTCTCGTGCATCAACCTCTTGAATGAAAACCCACTTCTCAAATTCAAGCTCTTCTGCTTCTGTTTTCATAGCAATTCACTCCCCCAGGCTTTGCCATCTTCCTTGTATGCTTGGGCATTGTTGCTCATATCCTCAACAATGATCCGCTGTGCTTCGATAATGTCTTCTTTGCTGAGTTCGGACATTTGGATTTGATGCACGACATGACGACCATCATCGAACTCAATGCAGAAATCGTATGTGTCGTTGTACTCTACAGTGACATTGTTCACTTCGATCTTTGCGTTTGATGTTGCCGCAAAGTAGCCTGGGTCGGCTTGTGCTGAATACTCGTATATTTCCATTTTGCGCCTTTCTGTGTGTATGCCAATCGCATGAATAAATCATACGACTGGCAAAATCTTTCTGGATAGGTGTTTACACCAATGTTGTTTTAAATCCAACCTAGACCAAGACTTACTGGTGTATGTTCTGCAACATAAACCCATTTGTGCAATTTGCTAGGGATAGATTTAAGAGCTTCTCTTGCTTCTTCCTCTGAGGAAAATTTGTTTTTGATTGCTTTTAGGGCATCTCTAACTTCTTTCCCTTTAGAGATTTTTTCGTTCATCGTTTTTGCTTTTGAGCCATTGAACGTGATAGCCCAATACGGTGTTCCCATTTTCATATCAACTCCTTTTTAAAGAACTCTAGGATGAACTGCCTAGCCAGTAATTAAATTATCTTTCATAAAAAAAATAAATATATTAGGGGAAACCCTATTTTTATATTAGGACAAACCCTAATAAATAAGTCATTGCTTATATATTAATAGGTGTTTTCCCTACTTTTTTTGCGGTGATTAGCAAGTATGATGTTTTTTCCATTAACACAAATAGGAGTTGAAATTGAAACTTTCTGAATCACACTACACGAT